AGCCAGCAGCAATCCGTGAAATCATCACGCGTGCGAATCCGTACCTCAAACGCGACCCCGACAAGCTGCAGGTGTTCCTGGACTCCGGCCGGATCGTCGCACGCGGTGCGGCCAGCTTGTCGTTCGAATATCGCTACACCCTGAACGTCATTGTTCAGGACTACCCCAACCACGCCGACCAGATCATCCTGCCGATGTTGGCTTACCTCCGCACCCAGCAGCCGGAGCTCTTCGAAAACAAGGAGCTTTCCGACAATTTGATTCGGTTCGACGCGGAAATACTGAATCAGCAAACCATCGACCTGTCCCTGCAGGTGGATTTGACCGAGCGCGTCATCGTCAAAAGCGAAGACAACAAGCTGGTGGCCTCGCACCCCGGCGAGCCGCAGCACCCTGATTTCCCCGATGAAGACGTCGAGGTTGAGCTCGTCAACGTGATCACGGGCGAGTCGTTGGGCGTCTTCACGGTTCCTGCCTGGCAGCCTACGTTCTAATGGCCGAAGATCTGCACAAGCTGGACGATTGGATTCAAGCGCTCTTGATGCGCATTCAGCCCGCGCAACGCCGGGCGGTGAACCGGCGCGTGGCGTTCGAGCTACGCCGCTCTCAGTCCTCGCGTATAGCGGCCCAGCGCAACCCGGACGGATCGGCCTACACCCCGCGCAAAAATCAAGGCAAGCGGTTGCGCAGCAAAAAGGGAACCATCAAACGCCGCGCCATGTTCGCAAAGTTGCGCACGCAACGGTACTTGAAAGTGGATGCCGACGCTGATAGTCTAAGTGTCGAATTTCGCGACCGCGCCGCTGTCATTGCCATCGTTCACCAGTACGGCGAAGAGTCGGTGTCCAGCACCGGCACGCGTTTCAAAATGCCCGTGCGTGAGCTGCTCGGGCTCACTGATGCCGAGCTGGAAATGATTCAGGACACCTACCTTCGGCACCTGGCCGCGCTCGAATAGCCAACATCCGGCCTATTGTTGGTTGTGTAATCGGCAATCCCAAACCAGCACCCACGCGCGCGCGCAGTCGATTGTTCATCATGCCTGCATGAGCAACGAAGAACTCGCCCGCCTCCTGCAAAACCTGATTCGCGTCGGCACGATCATGGCGATCGACCACGGTGACCCACCGCGCGTGCGCGTTAAAACGGGAAGCCTGGAAACAGATTGGCGCCCATGGACTGAGCGTCGAGCAGGTCAAACTACAACCTGGGATCCGCCGACAATCGGCGAACAGGTCATTATGCTGTCGCCGGGTGGTGACCTAGCAGGCGCGTACATTCTTTGCTCTGTTGGGTCTGACAACAACCCACCCCCAAGCCATTCAGCCGATGAGACCGTTCGGCGCTACCCGGACGGCGCAGAGTCAAAGTACAACCATGTGACAGGTGCTTTCTCTGTCACCGGAATCAAAAGTCTGCTTGTCGAAGCCAGCGACAACATTACGCTACGAGCCGACTCGATAGACCTGGACGCCCCGACAACGACGAGCACCGGCGTGCATACGATAGAAGGCCTGCTCAAATATCTTTCTGGCCTATCTGGCAGCAACAGCTCTGGCGGGTCTGCAGCGACGATTAGCGGCCCCATAACTCACACAGATGGAAATTTGTCATCGAATGGGATCGTCCTGCACTTGCACGTGCACGGCAATGGCAACAGCGGCGCAGACACCACGGGGCCGAAATGAGCATCGGCATGAATCCCGCAACCGGCCGGTTTTCCGTCGATATCGACCACCTCGGGCAGTCCATAACGCAAATTTTCTTTACGCGTGTGGGGAGTCGCATCAAGCGCCGCACGTTTGGCAGCTTGTTACCCGACCTCATCGACCAGCCAACAAACGATTTCACGCTCATTCAGCTCTATGCCGCCACGGCAACGGCTCTGGTTATGCATGAGCCTCGACTTCGCCTGACGGGCGTGCAGCTCATCGTGGATCCCGACAATCCGGGCGCCGCGGAGCTCGAAATATCAGGGGACGCCCTGATCGATGGCCGCCGCCGCGCGGTATCGCTCAGCGTCCCAGCGTTTCAAGGATCTACCGTATGAGCGTTACGTCTCCCATTGATTTGTCGCAACTGCCGGCGCCCGACGCGCTGGAAGTGGTCGATTTCGAGGCGATCTACTCCGCACGCAAGCAACGGCTTGCCGACCTGTTCCCGGACGACGTGCGCGACGAGGTGTACGAGACGTTGGCGCTGGAATCCGAGCCGATGTCAAAGCTGGTGCAGGAGAACTCGTACCGCGAAATGGTGATCCGCCAGCGCGTGAACGAGTGCGTCCGGCGCGTCTTGCTGGCGTTCGCCACGGGCGCAGACCTGGAGCATATCGGCGCGCGCTACTACGTATACAGGCTGGTGGTGCAGCAGGCCGACCCGAATGCCTCGCCGCCTCTGCCTCTCATCATGGAAAGCGACGATTCGCTGCTGGAGCGGATCCAGGACGCCTACGAGGGCCTGTCCGTCGCCGGCCCGCGTGGTGCATATGAGTTTCATGCCCGTTCCGCTGACGGCCGCGTGGTGGACGCCAGAGCCATTAGCCCGGATCCTTGCGAAATCGAAATTTACGTCCTGTCGTCGGAGGGCGATGGCACGGCCAGCGGAGAGTTATTGGGCGTGGTTGCGGAAGCCGTCAATGGGGAAGACGTCCGGCCGCTTGCTGACCTGGTCACCGTCCTGTCGTCGGAGATCGTCGATTACACGATCAAAGCAAAACTGCACATGACAACGTCCGGGCCGGGCCGGACGCAAGCGATAGATCTGGCTACCAGCCAGACGGCAGACTATGTCTCGCGTCGGAAGCGGCAAGGCTGGTCGGTTTGGCTGTCGAAACTGGATGCCCTGATGCATGTCGAAGGCGTTGAGCACGTGGAGCTCATCGAGCCTGCGGCGGACGTCGTCATTCTGGACAGTCAGGCCGCACGCTGCACGGCCATCGACATTCAAGACGCAGAAGCGTCCGACGAGTAGCGGGCATGGGCGCTATCACGATTCTTCCTCCAAATAGCACGCGGCTTGAGCGTAACCTCGCCACGGCCGGCGCGGATATCGAGCTGGTGGATGCGACGGTGATCGTGCAGGTTACCAGGGCGGATGTCGCGCCAGTCAAGTTCTTGCCTTATCTGGCCTGGGAAGTGTCGGTGGATAGGTGGTCGGAAGACTGGCCGGAAGAAACCAAGCGCAAGGTGATCAGCGAGTCGTTCTACGTGCACAAGCGCAAGGGCACAATCGCTTCGCTTCGGCGCGTTGTCGAGCCGTTTGGCTATTTGCTCAAGGTCATCGAATGGTTCCAGGAAGATCCCCCAGGCCCGCGAGGCACGTTCCGCCTGGATATTGGCGTGAACGACGCGGGTATTACCGAAGAAATCTATGCGGAGCTGGAACGGCTGATAGAGGTAACGAAGCCGCTTTCCCGGCACATGTTGGGCTTGAACATCACATTGCTTAGCCGCGGCACGGCCTACATCGCAGGGGCAACTTTCCTGGGTGATACCACCGCCGTGTATCCGCCCGACCCACAAGACATTGAAGTTTATAGCGCGCCCACGTACCAGGGCGCCACACACATCATTGACATACTCAGCGTGAGGCCACAATCATGAGTCAGGAATATTTCACCACTTTGACCGTTATCGGTGAAGCCAAACACGCGAACGCTGTGGTAACGGGGTCTAAAGTTGACTACGCCACGATGGACATTGGCGATGGGAATGGCGTTGTGCCGATACCCAGCAGAACGCAGACCAATCTCGTACACAAAGTGGATTCGTTCGCCATCAATACGATTTCCATCGACCCAGACAATAGTTCGCAAATTATCGTTGAACTGGTAATACCCGAAACAGAAGGCGGCTGGTGGATCCGTGAGCTGGGAATTCGCGATGCGGCCGGCGACTTGATCGCCGTGGCCAGCGTGCCACCTTCCTACAAGCCTGTGCTGCTTGAGGGCTCCGGCCGGAACCAGGTTATCCGTGTGGTGCTGTTGGTATCGAGCACGGCCGTCGTGAACCTGAAAATCGACCCGGCCATCGTCATGGCCACGCGAAAGTACGTGGATGATATTGTGGCGCTGCCGTCCGGTGTTGATGCGGGAACCTACGGCGGCAACGACAAATTCCCGGTCATCACCGTGGATGCGCGCGGACGCGTCATCGCCGCCTCGGAAATTGAAGTCGCGTCGGTTTGGGATGACATCCCGAGTGTTTATAAAGGCGACATCATCAATGTAAAGGGGCTTGGGCAAATGTGGTGGACGGAAAACGCGTTCATCACCGGATACCGCAGCCAGTTCTGCGGCATCGTCCTGACGACCCTCGACCGCTATACCCGCAGCTGGACGTTCCCCCTGCGCGGCGGCACCTTCAATAAGACCTTGGCGAAATACAAGGGGCTGTATTCGTTCATAAACGAGCAAGAGCTGATGGTTGACGCCGCCGATTACAAAGACGGCGAAGGCTTCTTTTGCGAGCTCGGCGGCGACATGGTGAAGGCCCCCAATGTGGACGATATGTTCTTCCGTGCACCAGGAACTGACAAAGACACTGCAAATGCCAGGTCTATAGGTTCTGCTCAGCTGGACGCCATACAGAATGTAGTGGCTGAAACTTCGGGTGCACTATTTTCGCTTGCGTCAAATGGTGTCACCACTGGTTCATTCACCGGAGCTCTTCGCGCGACAAATCTAGCCAAGAGCTCCGGGAGCATTGATTCAGGGAGCGGCCCAGATTCGTATACAGACCTAAGGTTTGACGCATCACTAGTTGTCAGAACATCTACCGAAACGCGGGGCCAGAACGTGACCACTCCTTTATTCATAGCCCTATAAATACGGGGGCAGCGATGTTCGGCCCACGCGTTTCAGCGCCACCGGAACTGCTTGTCAAGGCGTTTCCGTCGTAAAGGGGGTACAGCGATCCATTAGGATCGTTTGCGGCAGATCCACCGGCGCCTGAAGCCCGGCAAAGGTGCGCATGGCCCTTATACATATCGACCTGACTCGTTCCAAAGATCCGCGCATTTGCAGAGAAGCGTACTCATCCCTGCAAATGTCAGAGCACTGGGAAGCAAACAGCTTGATGCGCTGCAGGAAATCACCGGAGACGTTAACAATGTGTTGCGGGAAATCGGCAATGCGCCGACAACGGGCGCATTCGCGTCTCACGCTGGGTACACAATAGTCGTTGGCGCCACCAATCAGGGCGCCGGTGCCGTCAATGGCTTTAATTTCAAAGCCAGCCGGGTTGCCCGAACGTCCGTCGAAACGCGCGGGCCAAACGTCGTCACGCCGTTCTTCATAGCCCTATAAATAACGGTGTGGTCACGTTCTGACCGCGCGTTTCTGTGTCGCCGGTTGCGCTGGTTGGGGTGCTGAGCAATCCGGCAAGAGTATTCGAGTTTGGCCCATCAGCCACGCTGTATGCTGTCGCTCTCCAGTTGTAGCTGTGAGTGTGAGATTTGAAGGAATCTAGCTGCTTGCTGCCCAGTGTCCTGGCATTTGCAGGGATGCGGACGCCTTATAGACATACCACCGGGTTCATGTACGTATGCATCGGGGCCGTTTCGGCGGTACCCGTAGCCCGCGTGTTAGTCCAGGTTGGCGACGCAGTGGGCATGCCGGATCCGGCCCCGGTGACCTGATAAATATTTTCACCATGGTAAAACTCATGGGTATGTGATTTGAAGGTGTCCAACTTAGAGCCGCCTATAGACGTTGCATTTGCAGAGAGGCGTACTCATCCCTGCAAATGAGCGGCTCAGGGGAACGGCGCAGTTGGATACCTTCAAATCCCACACTCACAAATTTACGACGCCCGAAGGGAGTGGCGTGCAGTCTGTCGCTGATTCACTTACTGCGGGATGGAACACGATTACGGTACCGCGGCTTTCCACAGTTACAACAGCCACAGGTGGAACCGAAACACGGGGCCAGAACGTGATAACGCCGCTATTCATAAGCCTATAAAGAAAGGCGCGACGACGTTTGGACCGCGAGTCTCAACGGACGTTCTAGCAACTCGGGACGCATCAAAAGACAGAGCACCTCCTGGGGTATTAGTACCGTCATTCGCCACTCGGGCGGCACTACCGATCAAGGCAAACGCCCCTGAAGCTTCTTGCCATGCAATACCGTTATTTGCGCCGAGGCTGGCCGTGATGTTTTGTAGGGCGTCGAGTTGCTTGCTACCGAGTGCCCGCGCATTTGCAGCGTTAGAGACAGATGAATGAAGGCAATACCGTGTTCGGTGGCCGCGTGTCGCCGGGCAACACATTAACAGTGCCCCCGCTCCCAGCGTCATTTGCGGATATCGTGTTCGTTCCCGTTATCGTGATTGCGTCGAGTATTGCTGTCCCAGACTCATTAGACGCCACCTTTATGTTCGCCGGAGTTATGGTGAAGCTGCCAGCCTTTGCAGTCTGCTTGCTACCCAGTGTCCTGGCATTTGCAGGGATGCGTACGCTTCTCTGCAAATGCCAGGGCACTGGGCACGGCGCAGCTGGCCGCCAACGCGGCGCACTCCCACAGCTATAGCACGTCATGGGGCAGCAATTTTCCGGGCGGCGAGACCATCGTCAGCGGCGCTACGTCTGTGGGCGCGACAACGAATGGGCAGAAATTTACGGCGACAATTGGCACGGCTGGCGGAACCGAAACGCGCGGTCAGAACGTGACCACACCCCTATTTATAGGGCTATGAAGAACGGTGTGACGACGTTTTGCCCGCGTGTCTCGCTCGAAGTCCGAGCTACAAGCGCATTGTCGAAATCGAATCCATAAAGGTCAATCGATGGGCCGGCGGTTCCGAGATTTGAGTAGCCCAATGTGCGTGCTCGATCGTTGATCGCGCCGAAGGAGTCCTTCGGGCTGCTGCCGATGCGGACAATGTCTGAAGTTCCCCCAGTAACTTTCTGTACGGCGTCCAGCTGCGCCGTGCCCAGTGTCCTGACATTTGCAGTGCCACGAACGTATAAGCCCTTTTCACAAACCCCAAAGATGGCGGCTCGCGCGCGCGCGGGGCAGTATGTGGGCATCTATCAATATGAGATGCCGCCATGTTACTCGACCCTATCAAAGTTTCCCGCATCGACCCGAAGACGATGCTGTTCATGTACAACGAGGACGTGCATCCGCATCCCGATGGTGAGTACCCGGTGCCGGGTAATTGCGTGCTCGAGCTGGCCCCGGAACCCGGCGGCAATGCGCGGGCCAAGTGGATCTCCGACGTACCGTTAATTTCCTTCAATTTCGGCCGCGAGGGCACAGGCCGGTGGGAAGTTGTCGAATACTACCTGAAGACGGATCTGTTCCTGGCCAGCAATGGTGCCCAATACGAAATTGACAGCGACGTGGACGGTGAATCGTATGCCGGCATCGGCCCGCTGCCAGCCTGGCTGACCCTGGAAAGCCGCCCATCGCGTTTTCACCATTACACCGGCGGGGCCTGGGTTCTGGATGAGCAGGAAAAGCTAGCCTCGCTGGTTGCCGATAAGGTGGCGGAACTGTCCGCCGCGTGCCAGGCCCAGATATATGCGGGCTTCGAATCGTCGGCCCTGGGCGTGGCCCACCACTACCCGGCACTCGACAAGGATCAACAGAACCTGACCGCCTCCGTCCTGGACTCGACGGTTCCAGGCCTGCCGGAAGGCTGGCAAACGCCGTTCTGGTGCGAACTGGAGGGTGTGTGGGCGTTCCGCATGCACTCAGCGGAACAGATTCAAACGGTGGGCCGCGACGGCAAGCAAGTCATCCTTGCCTGCATGGCTCAAAACGCCGTGCTGGCCGGCCTGGCGCGGGCCGTTGCTGACAATTTTTCCAGTGGAGCCGGCGACCTCGCCGCCGCAACGTCCGACCTTGCCACCATTGTTTGGGTGGCTCCGCAGCTATAAAAATCGAAAAAGACGCGGCGTTGCAATGGGTGCGCTAACACCCGCTGCAACCCGCTTCAGCAGCACTACCTGCATGAAACGGCCAAGGCCGCGCCACCTGTCGACAGGCGGGGCAAGGTTATCACAAATAACAAGGTGTCACATCATGCAATACCCGATCATCCCATGGATCGGCGGTAAACGTCGTCTGGTAAAAACGCTGCTTCCCTTGATTCCCGACCATCAATGCTACGTGGAGCCTTTCGCCGGCGGGGCCGCCATGTTCTTCATGCGGCCCGCACCGGCGAAAGTGGAAGTGCTGAACGATCGGAACAGCGAGCTGGTCAATCTCTACCGTATCGTCCAGCACCACCTTGAGGAGCTCGTCCGTCAGTTCAAATGGGCGCTAGTCAGCCGCGAAATGTTCAAATGGCTGAACATCACGCCGCTAGAGACCCTGACCGACATACAGCGGGCGGCCCGCTTCTTCTACCTGCAGCACATGGCATTTGGTGGAAAAGTGGCGGGCCAAACGTTCGGCACGGCCACCACCACAAAGCCCGGCTTGAACCTGCTACGTATCGAAGAAAGCCTTTCTGCGGCGCATCTTCGCCTGGCACAGGTGTTTATCGAGCATCTTTCCTGGCAGGACGTTGTGAAGCGCTACGACAGGCCCCACACGTTCTTTTTTATGGATCCGCCTTACTGGCAGACCACCGGGTACGGTAGCGACTTCCCATGGCCCGAGTACGAGCAGCTGGCCGCCACGCTTGGCGCGCTCAAAGGCAAGGCCATCGTTACCCTGAACAATCATCCGGAGATCCGGCGGCTGTTCAAAAGCTTTGACACGCAAATGGTGCCGATCCGCTACACGGTGGGCGGCGGCGAGGGCAACCCGGCCAGTGAATTGATTATCCGAAGCTGGAAGTAGCGGCACGGGCCAGGTCGGACGCTTACGCATATGCGGCCTCTTGCGTCCGCTCCTGGCGCAGCTTTTCGATTTGCCGCTTGCCTAGTGGGCTGCGGGCCAGCTTTTGCGCCAGCTCCTTGCCGTGCGGGTGATAATAACGAAGGAGCATTCGGGTGTCCTTGTGGCCGGTAACCTTGGCCAGCTCATGCATCTCGAACACCGAGGCAAGCACGGACGTCGATTCGTGCCGAAGGTCATGGAACCGCAAGTCGTTGAAATACTCGTCGCGCGGCTTGCGGCCGTACCTGTGGCAAAGTGCCTCGTATTGGCGGCGCGCCTTTACCCTGGCCCGGATGAAGGCCCTGGTAATGGCCTCGGGCTTGATCTTGAATATCGGCCCGCGATGCGGCTTGTTTGCCACGAACTGACGCAACACGTGCTTGGCCAGCGGCGTAAGCGGCACAGAGCGGGAATCTCCGTTCTTCGTCATGGATAGAAAAATCGTGCCGTGCACCAGGTCAAGGTTCTCCCGGCGGATGCCGGCGATTTCCGACCGTCGCATGCCGGTTTCCGACGCCAGCAGCATGACGATAGGCAGCTCGGGGCTGCGCGTGGCGCGGATCAACCATTCAAGCTCATTGCGGGGGCATTCCAGCGTCGATACACCGCGAAGCTTGATATGCGTGTACAGGCGGCGTGTACGGCCGTTCTGCACCACCGGCCGGCGCACCAGCTGGACGGGGTTTGCCAGCATCGGCATGCTCCAGTCTTTGCGGGCTACGGTGTATAGGTGCGAAATTAACGCGAGCCGACGCACGACGGTGGCGGGCGCCAGGTGTTTAATCCATTCGTCGCGGATCCGATTCAGGTCGGTGCTGAAGATGGCGCCAATGGGGCGCTGTGCCAGCGGTGTGCATCGCCAGGTTCGAGCCAGAGAAACTTCATTGCCGCCGCCGCCGCGCTTGTTGGTGGAAACTTCGTTGAGGTAACGGTCTAGTGCTTGATCTAAAGTTGGGGTAGTCTTACGGCGCGGGCTTTTTCGTGAGAGAGTTTTCATAATTAAAAACAAATTCACGATGTTCAGCCTCAGGCGGGCGTTTTCATCTGCGTCAAATCAAGCCGAAAAGGATTTGTGCGCCGGCCATTTCAATGAATCTGCCGTGGCGGGCTTTGTCATTCGCAATAACCAAACGGCAGGTACTGAACGAATCGCTATCAGGCGTCAGCATTAGGGCTATTCAGTTTTCATAGTCCTTTTTGAGGTCGAATATGCCTGCCGATTACCACCATGGTGTCCGCGTCGATGAGATCGACGATGGCTCCCGCCCCATACGTACTATTGACTCCGGCGTTATCGGTTTCGTGGCCACAGGCGAAGATGCCGACGCCACAGTATTCCCGCTGAACCGCCCGGTTTTGCTCACAAACGTGCAGTCGGCCTTGGGCAAGGCCGGCGACACGGGCACGCTGGCCCGCACGCTCGATGTCATTGCCGCGCAGACGTCGCCATACACCATCGTTGTGCGCGTCGAGGAAGGCGAAGACGACGCCGCTACGACGGCAAACGTTGTCGGCGGCACGGATGCCAATGGCCAGTACACCGGGCTTAAAGCGCTGCTGGCCGCGCAAAGCGGTGCGCCAAAGATGAAGCCTCGAATTCTCGGCGCCCCAGGTCTTGAAAATGCGGCGGTCATAGCCGAGCTTGGATCCGTTGCGCAAAAGCTGCACGGCTTCGCGTATGCGTCGGACATGGAAAGCGCCACCAAAGAAGAATGCGTAGCGTTGCGCGAATCGTTCGGGCAGCGCGAGCTGATGGTGATCTGGCCGGAATTCATGCGCTTCAACACAGCTACCGCTACAGAACAAGCGATTGCGGCCAGTGCCTTGGCGCTGGGCGTGCGCGCCAAGCTGGACGCGGAAATCGGTTGGCACAAAACGCTTTCCAACTACGTGGTCAACGGCGTCACCGGCATTTCCAAAGACGTTTACTGGGATCTTCAGGAATCGACAACCGATGCCGGCTTCTTGAATGAGAAGGACGTCACGACGCTCATCAACAGCACCGGATTCCGCTTCTGGGGTAGCCGTACTTGCGCTGGGCCGACGAGCCTATACCCGTTTGAAAACTACACGCGCACGGCGCAGATTGTTGCCGAAACCATGGCCGTGAACCATTTCTGGGCGGTTGACGGCCCCATGAATCCATCGCTGATTAAAGACATTCTGGAAGGCGTCAACTCCAAGTTCCGCGAATGGAAATCATTGGGCTACCTGATTGATGGTCAGTGCTGGTTCGACCCCGAGCCGAACACGCCAGAAGTCCTGTATTCCGGCAAGGCATTCGTGGACTACGACTACACGCCCGTTCCCCCTCTGGAGAACCTGAACTTCCGTCAGCGCATCACCAATCGCTACCTGGTGGACTTCGCCAACCGGATCATCCAGGCCGTCTAAATAGAAAACGCCAGGCCCCGTGCCTGGCCCGAGTGATCGAAACTAATTTTTCAGGGGGAACGCCATGTCGTTGCCGAGCAAGCTTAAAAATTTCAATGTGTTCAACGAAGGGCAGAACTACATGGGCAAAGTTACCGAAGTGGTCTTGCCAAAATTGACCGCCAAGGTCGAGGAATATCGCGCTGGCGGCATGGACGTTCCTATCGATATCGATTTGGGTATGGAAAAGATGACGTGCGAAATGACCCTGGGCGGCTATGTCGTACAGGTGTTGAAGCAGTTCGGCATGCTCAGGCATGATGCGGTCGGCCTGCGATTCGCGGGCGCGCTGCAAAGCGAAGACACCGACACGGTGATCCCGTGCGAGGTCATTATGCGCGGCCGCCATACTGAAATCGATTTCGGCACCGCCAAGCCTGGCGACGACACGGCCAAGAAGGTTACGTCCAGCCTTTCTTATTACAAGCTGTCGATAAATGGCGAGGAAGTCATCGAAATCGACGCCATAAACAT